ATGTAATGATACTAGTGCATTTAAATTTAAGATACACTATACTTGTTATAAATGGAAAGGAGATGAGACATGAGTAGTACAGAAAGAGATCAATTAGGTGGGGGCAAGACTATCTTGAAAGCACCTAAGAATCAAATAGAGGTAGTAGAAAAGTTTAGAGAGGCTTTTGAACAAATAAAGCAGTATTACATGTTTATGTATGAAGATGAAAACAATATGTACTTCAAGCATAAATTAACAAGAGACTATATAGCAATACGAAAGGAGAAGCTATGAATGTACTAAGTTTATTCGATGGCATGAGTTGTGGGCAGTTAGCCTTGCAACGTGCCGACATTGATGTAGAGAACTACTTTGCGTGTGAGATTGACAAGTATGCTAGATTGATAACACAAAAGAACTTCCCGAATACATTTCAATGGGGAGATGTAACTAAGATCAAAGTACCTACTGAAGGTAGCATTGATCTGCTTATGGGTGGTAGTCCTTGTCAAGGATTTAGTTTTGCTGGGCATCAGCTTAACTTTGATGACCCACGTAGCAAGTTGTTCTTCACCTTTGCAGATATACTAGAAAAGGTTAAGCCAAAGTATTTCTTGTTAGAGAATGTGCGTATGAAGAAAGAGTCGCAAGATGTGATCACAAAGTATCTAGGTGTTGAGCCTATAGCGATCAACTCTGCCCTCATGTCAGCACAGAATCGTAACAGATTGTATTGGACTAACATACCTAATGTCACACAACCACAAGACAAAGGTATTGTTCTATCTGATATACTAGAGGACTTGCCATTCGATGAAGCACCCAACTACCTCAAGGGTACATGGTGTGGCAGAGTGCGAGGAGATCTAGTCAAGTCTGTTGATGATGATAAGGCACATTGTCTTACTGCATCTATGTACAAGGGGCAGATACCTACGTTTGTCAAAAGCAAGAAGCCTATACAAGTGGGTGTTGCTAATGACATCAAGGGGTTTGATATTATCAAGAGAGTGTATTCACCTCAAGGTAAGTCACCTACCCTTACGACTATGCAAGGTGGACACAGACAACCAAAGGTTGCTATGGACAACTTATATAGAAAACTTACACCACTAGAGTGTGAGAGATTACAAACCTTGCCTGACAACTACACAGAAGGTGTTTCCAATACTCAGCGATACAAGATGATTGGGAATGGTTGGACTGTAGATGTCATAGCACATATATTGAAAGGAATAAAAAATGGATAACTATTATAAACAACTACAAGGTTTTAAAATTAAAAAGTATTTAGGAGAGGACAAGGATGGATTCCCGGAATTTATTCTTACCAAGCCTAGATATAAAGATGTCAAGATAGCAGTGAGTGCTGACCCCGAAGGTAACTATGGTGGGTTTTTATTTATAAATAATGTAGAGGAGAATGCATAATGTTAATGGAATCGTTAATGTGCCTAGCACTTAATGTATACCACGAAGCTAAGAATCAAAGTTTCATTGGGCAAGTGGCAGTTGCACAAGTTGTGATGAATAGGGTCAAAGATCCTAGGTATCCCAACAATGTCTGCGATGTAGTCAAGCAAGGCTTAACATATAAGTGGAAACCATCATTACCAATTAAAAATAAATGTCAATTTAGCTGGTATTGTGATGGGAAAAGTGATAAACCTAAACAAAAGAAAGCTATGGAGACTGCTATGCATGTTGCTAACGGTGTGTATAATGGACATCTAGATGACTTTGTTGAAGGTGCTACACATTACCATGCTTACTATGTTAATCCTAGTTGGGCAGAGACTAAGACGTATGTAACTAGAATAGACGATCACATATTTTATAGGTGGGAAAAGCATGACTAAAAAAGATACTAGGCGAGATGCTTGGAACTTTGATTATGTAGGAATAAAAGCATACATCTCACCAAAAGAAAAGAAATACCAAGATTGGGTATATATGGCAGATGACCAAATGAACAAAGTTCTGAAGACGGTAGTTATTTTGCTGCATGTCTATGGTTTATTTGTATTTGTAAAGGCAGTATGGGAGAAATTTCTATGAGAATAATTTTAATTACACTGATGACTTTAGTCAGTACGTATGCATGGGGTGGTAGTTGGAATGACAAGCCTGTCATGTGTGCAGAAGAGCAAGAGGTTCAATCGGCTATAAAAGAGAAGAGTGAGACCTTGTTGTTTAATGCAGTACAACTGACTAAAGTTAGAAGTAAAGAGGGTTTGCAAGAGAGGATTGAGTCTCTTCCCTTGCAAATATATGTCAACTTCGATACGAAAACATTTACTGTAGTGGAGTATCATCCCGAACATAAAATATATTGTATCGTAAGCTATGGCACAGACTTAAACTTACTACAACAACTATAATTACAAACAATGGAGAAAGGAGAATATCATGCCATTAGATTTTGTAACTAACCCTTTATTTCAGATAGAGGGATCTGACCTTGACTTCAAAGTAGGCTTCAAGCCAACCAAGATGAAAGGCAAAAAGTATGTCATCAACAAAAGTACTGGAGACTATATCGGTATTGTAGGCGATGGCTTCAAGTGTGCATCACACCCACAGTTTTTTAATGGGATCAAGCAAGTGATACAAGAGAATAGATTACCTCACGAACTAGAAGGTGCAGAGGTAAAGATTAGGACTGCTAGAAATAATGTCTTTGGTTTCTTGGATATCATCTTACCCAATGTTCAGCATGAGGTGATTACCAATAAGCATAGGACTGTCATCAATGAACGTATCATTGCTTTGCATGGTATAGATGGGTCTTGTTCTAATCAAGTGCATACTGGTGCTATTGATACTTATTGTAGCAATGGGCAGATTACTGGTGACTTTAGCAGTATCGTGATGAAGAATACTAGTGGCTTCCTCTATGGTAACTTTATCAATAGAGTCAAGAAAGCTAGAGCTAGTTTTGAGTTACGTTGTCAGATGCTACAGAAGTGGGCAGATACACCTCTCAATGTAGATGGTAAGACATTCTTATCTAGTATCATCAAGTCTGAGAAGATGGTGGATAAGATGTATGAGTTAGCACACAGAGAGATTGCCAAGCGAGGTAAGAATGTGTTTGCTCTTTACTCTGCTTTCACTAACTACTCTTCTTATGCTGATGATCACAACGGTTTCACTCTTAGAAATACTGGGCACGACACTCAAGCAGAGTCCATGTGGAAGAGAGAGCAAGAAGTTGCCAAGTGGATCAACTCACCACAGTTCAAGCAATTGGTGGCAGCATAATGAAGACAAGTAAGTTACTACAAGAATACTATTTATCGTTTGATTTCAACAACTTACGTGATGAAACCAAAGCACAATATAAGTATTTTCTTAGTGTAGCCATGGATACAAATGTTGGTACTACTCGCACTTTGGGTAGTACTAACTTATCTGATATCACAACTAAGAATGCTAAGATGTGCTACGAAAAATGGTGTGAAAAAGGCATACATATGGCGAATCATGTTATGTCTGTGTCAAGAGTTTTAGTAAATTATGGTATTCAAATGGAGTATTGTAACTCTAATCCTTTTTCAAATGTAAAAAAGAGGACACCTGAACAAAGAAAGGTCGTTTGGCAGAAAGAAGATGTCAAAAAGTTCCTAGATCATGCTTATTCTCACTTTAATTATAGAAGCATAGGTTTGATTGTGCATATGGCATACGAGTGGTGTCAAAGATTGGGTGATATGAGAGTGTTAACATGGGACAGTTTGGATTTGGACAATCAAAAAGCACATATCAAACAGTCAAAGAGAAAAGCAGAGGTATTCTTGCCAATATCTGGTGATCTTAACGACATGTTAAAATCTCAACGTGAGGACTTTGGATTTCAGAGGTATGTTACCCCTAGACCGAAGCCAAGAAGGGGTCTGTATGAGCCTTATTCGCTCACTAAACTACCATTCATTGGTAGGAAGATCATGAATGAGGCTGGATTGTCTGAAAACTTGAGATTATCTGACCTTAGAAGAACGGGTACAACAGAGATGGTAGATGCTGGAGTATCTATGGGTAATATCATGGCAGTAACGGGTCACTCTAATCCACAGAGTGTAAAACCATACATGAAAAATACCTTTACTTCTGCCAACTTTGCACTTGATGCTAGAAAAAAATTGACGGAATTTTAGAATTATGGTAAAAGACATTAACATTGTCCGGGGGTACATGTTAGATCTAGACATACCTATAGGACATACTAAGAGACTTAACTGCCCCATTTGTAATGGTTATAAAACATTTACTGCTACTAATAACATGGGAATGTTAGTTTGGAATTGTTACAAGGCTTCTTGTAACATAAGTGGTAACACAAAGGTAAGGCTATCTGCTACTGAAATTAAGACTGCACAGTCTCAGAGGGCAAGTGAATCTCCTCCACTCACTTCTTTTGTGTTACCCGAATATATTGTTCCCCATAATAATAGAAAAAAGTTAATAGAGTTCTGCGACACATGGAGTTTAGATCCAAATGAATTGGATTTACATTATGATGTTAAAGAAGATAGAGTTGTTTTCCTAATTAAGGATGACAATAAAATTGTAGATGCTACTGGAAGAGCACTAACATCTAGATTGCCTAAGTGGAAACGATACGGAAATAATACCTTGCCATATTATTATGGCAGTGGTACTGTCGGTGTTGTTGTAGAGGACTGTGTTAGTGCTGCTAAAGTTGGTGGCAATGCATACATCGGGGTTGCTATTCTTGGAACTTCACTCTCAGAAGAACACAAGAAGTTTCTTTCACGGTTCTCTACAATTATTATAGCACTTGACCCCGATGCTATGCCGAAGATTTTTGCGTTTGCAAAAGAGTTAAGAGGATACGTGAACAACATAAAGGTGTTACGACTAACAGACGATTTAAAATATTATAATAAAAAAGACATAACTAATTTATATAACCTAACCCCGAAGGAGTAAAATATGGAATTAGCATTATTAAGAAGTTTAATGGACAAGACGTTCTACGATGAACATCGTGGTGCAAGATGTCCAGACCGATTGTTTAGCAAAGATGCTAGGAAGATAAAACAATCAATAGATTTAGCAATGGATAGGTATGAGAGAACTCTATCCCCGGATGAAATAGAAGCATTATTTATGTCTAGTCATCCTTCAATGACAACTGCACAGAAACAAGCATACTCAATACTTTTCAAAACAATTAAAAAAGAACAACCGTTAGGTGGTGATGTAGCACAAGAAGTGTTATCAAAACTATTCCAACAAGTTATAGGTGAAGATGTAGCCAACTTAGGCTTTGATTATGTTAATGGTGTGCAGACTAGCCTAGAACCACTACGGTTATTACTAGAACAATATAACGATGACTTTACACCTGACTTAAATGTAGAGTGGGATGACATAGAGATAGAGACATTGTTAGCCAAGAATGATCTTGAAGCGAGGTGGAACTTTAACATTCCATCACTCACACGTATGATACATGGTGTGAATGCAGGTCATCTCATTGAAGTGGGTGCTAGACCAAATACAGGTAAGACATCTTTTCATGCTAGTATGATTGCATCACCAAACGGTTTGGCACATCAAGGTGCTAACTGTATTGTGTTGTGTAATGAAGAAGGCAGTCACAGAGTTGGTGCAAGATATTTAACTGCAGCTACAGGTATGACAATGCAACAAGTTAAAAAAGATCCATCAAAAGCTAGAGACTTGTATGCACCAATAAAAGATAAAATTAAAATTAAAGATGCTACTGGCAGAGATATGTCTTGGGTAGAGAGTGTATGTAAATCGTACAAGCCTGATGTTCTTCTGCTTGATATGGGTGATAAGTTTGCTAGGACACAAGGGTTTGCACGAGCAGATGAAGCACTCAAAGCAAATGCAATACATGCAAGACAGATTGCCAAGCAACATGAGTGTGCAGTCTTTTACATGTCACAACTGTCTGCTGATGCAGAGGGTAAAGTTTTACTAAATCAATCCATGATGGAAGGCAGTAGAACTGGTAAAGCTGCAGAAGCAGATCTTATGATATTGATAGCTAAGAATCCACCAAAGCAAGACGATGGTGAATTAGAAGATTTACAAAGACACTTGAATATCGTAAAGAATAAATTGACAGGTTGGCACGGTGTCATTACTTGTGAATTGAATTATAAACTAGGAAGGTATGAGTCTTGATTGAAATTAAAGTATCGGAAGATATGTTTCTCAAAGCTAGAGAGAAAGCAGTTGAAGTAGGAAGATTGACAAACTCCATTTTAAATGGTGGTGGAAACTTAGCAGGTTTCATTGGAGAACAGATTGTATTGTTTGCATTAGGTGGTGAATGGGATAATACATATGATTATGATTTGTTAATAAAAGGACATAGAGTTGATGTTAAAACAAAACAAACTAGTGTTACACCACTACCACACTACGAGTGTAGCATTACGGAGTTTAACGCAAAACAAGATTGTGACTACTATGCTTTCACGAGAGTCAAGAAAGATTTTAGTATAGGTTGGTATCTAGGTGTTATGAAAAAACAAGAATACTTTGATAAAGCAACATACTTAAAAAAAGGGGAAGTTGATCCTTCTAACAATTATACTGTAAGGGCAACGTGTTATAATTTAGCAATAGATAAGTTGAGGATGACGTTAGAATGAAGTTAGTAATAGATGTAGAAAACACTGTAACAAAAAGAGATGGCAAGATGCACTTAGATCCATTTGAGCCATCAAACAAGTTGGTCATGGTTGGGTGTTTGGATGATCGTGGTAATGAGTATCTGTTTAATATGGATAGAGCAAACAACTACGATGTAACCATTCAAGAGTTACTAGACCAAGCTACTATCCTAATCGGACATAACATTGCTTATGATCTTATGTGGCTTTGGGAATCAGGGTTTAAATATGAAGGTCCTATATTTTGCACGATGCTAACAGAGTATGTTTTGCAACGTGGTATGAAAGAACCTTTGCACCTAAAAGATTGTGCAGAGAGATATGACTTGGAGACAAAGAAAGAAGATACTCTAAAAAATTATTTTGCTCAAGGTTTTGCTACAGATGAAATACCTAGAGCAGAACTCTCTAGTTATCTTTCTGCAGATTTACATGCCACACAACAACTAAGTGACAAACAATATTATAGATTGAATACACCAAAAGATGCTGGGTTGATGAACACTGTATTATTCACAAACAAAGTATCAGTGGCATTGGCTAAGATATATAAGAGAGGATTCAAGGTAGATGTTGATACACTTGAATCTGTACAATTAGAATTTCAAAAAGAAAAAAGTGAAATAGAACAAAGACTACAGACACAAGTGAAGGAACTTATGGGTGATACTCCTATAAATTTAAATAGTCCCGAACAGATGTCATGGATTTTGTATAGTAGAAAACCAAAAGACAAATCCACATGGATGAATAACTTTGCATATGCAATGGAGAAGACAAGTTTTAATCAAGCTATAAAAGATAACACAGACATAGTTTACAAAACAAAAGCACAGAAATGTAGGACTTGCATTGGTTCAGGCTTATTAAGAAAGGTGAAGAAGGATGGAACTCTTTATGCTCGATTACCTAAATGCCCTGATTGCAATGGGAATGGCTATTCTTTTATTTCTGTGGGAAAAATAGCAGGCTTTAAATTTAACCCACCAAATGTAAAATGGGTAAGTGCAAATGGTTTTAGTGTTAACAAAAAGATGTTAGAGGTACTACAACATGTTACAAAAAGAAATGACAGTGTGCCTGCATTTAACTTTTTAACTGATATACAAAGGCTATCGGCACTTGATACATATCTATCTTCTTTTGTAGAGGGTATAAAAATTCATACTAAGAAAGATGGAATGTTACATGTAAGACTTTTACAACACAGAACATCTACAGGAAGATTTAGTGGTGCTGATCCTAATATGCAGAACATGCCTAGAGGGGGTACATTTCCTGTTAAAAAAGTATTTGTTTCTAGATGGCAAGGTGGAAAGATTCTAGAGGCAGATTTTGCACAGTTAGAGTTTAGAACTGCCGCATTTTTATCACAAGACAAAATAGCAATGAAGGAGATACAAGATGGCTTTGACGTTCATGCGTACACTGCTAGTGTCATTACGGAATCAGGTCAAAAGATTAGTAGGCAAGAAGCGAAAGCTCACACCTTTGCCCCTCTCTACGGAGCAACAGGATTTGGGAGAACGACTTCTGAGGCAAAATATTACGAACAGTTTACAAAAAAGTACAAAGAAATCGCACTATGGCATACCCGATTGGCTAAAGAGGCTTTAAACACACAGAAGATTACAATACCTTCGGGTAGAGAGTTTTCATTCCCGGATGTTAAAAGAAGAACAAACGGTGGTGTGTCTCACTTTACACAAATAAAAAACTACCCAGTACAAAGTTTTGCCACTGCTGATATCGTGCCTTTAGTTTTGTTGGCTATTGATGATCAGCTACGAAATTTTAAATCATGCATTGTAAACACAGTCCATGATTCCATTGTAATTGATGTACATCCTAATGAAGAAAATATTGTGATTGACATAATTAATAATACAAATAAAAATATGAAACAGATAATTGATTCAACATATGGTATTGATTTTAATGTGCCTTTGTTATTAGAAGCAAAGATGGGGGACAACTGGCTTGACACTAAAGATGTCTCTTGATATAACTATAAGACTTTTTAAGGAGTTGAAATGAGCGAATTAGCAAATATAAACGTAGATAACTACGATGATTTAGCTAGAGCAATGGGAATGGCTACAGAGAAAAAAGCACCCAAGAAAACTAGCACACTGAACAGATTAAGAATTTGGCACTCACCTATTATGGGTAAGGTTGAGGTTAATGGTAAACCCACAAACGTAGAAGTTATTGAGGGTGGAGCTTATAGGCTTGAAGTCGTAAGTGAAGATTCTTCTTTTTACATTTTTTCCAAGAATATTACCATCAGACCTTTTATGCAGCGTTTCATGCTCAAAAGATATGTTGCTAATCAGGGTGCTAAAGGTGGAGAGAAAAAAGGCTCTTTCCACAGAACCATTATGGCTGATAGCCTTAACATTGATCTAAAAGATAACACAGGTCGGTTCAACTGTGGTAAGCCTTCAGGATATGTTGAGGATTTTCAAGCCTTGCCCAAAAGCACACAAGATTTAATTAGACAAATCAAACGAGTACGAGTGCTCTTTGGAACAGTATCTATGGAAGATCCCGTAGATGAAAAAGGTGTCCCTGTTGAAAACTTTTCAGATTCTCCTTTCATTTGGGAAGTTGACAACAAGGATGCTTTTAAAACATTTGGTGATCTGTTTTCAGAGTTATCAGAGAAGTCTAGACTACCAATTCAACATGCGATGCATTTAAATGGAACACATGCCAATCAATTACCAAATGGCAGTTCTTTTTACACACCTATAGTTGAGGTCGATTATACGGAGTCATTTGAAATTAATGATGAAGATAAAAAACTCTTTGGTGAGTTCAGCATGTTTATAAAAGGTTTTAATGATTGGGTTTGTAAAGAGTGGGATGCTAACGTACAAAAAAGACAAGGCGATGTTAGTGAATCTGATCAAGAAGTTATAGAGGAATTTATTGATATTGATACAGAAGAAGTACAGTGATTTCCAACAACCCATTTCGGGTACACAATATAAACTACTTATCCCCAAGTAGCATCAACACCTATATCACAGATCCACCACAGTGGATTATGAGATACTTATTTGGCATTAGATCAGATAGTGGTGCTGGTGCTATTCGAGGTATTGCTGAAGAGCATGTGCTAGTACAAAAATAT